CAAATTTACCGTAATCACTTAATAACCTGACCTGCAGTATTAATTGTAACTGCTACGGGCGTTTGTAGTGCTGTGTTAGCTTTTTCTACATTCTCCAAAAGCCTTTTTCTACGTGCGTATACAGAAGCAAGATTACTTTCTAACTGCAGTTCAATTTCATCATTTAGCCTTTGTTGTTCTTCTACTGCTTCAGCATCACCCTCTGCAATTCTAGCTTCAAGTTTTCTAATTTCTGTGGCTTTTTGGTTACGTAATATATTTCTTTGTTCTGCTATTAACGCATCTATTTTATCCAAAGAGTTTAGAGATGTGTTAAGCACTCTTTCAGCATTATTTGCAGTTACTTGTTGTACTTCTAAAGCGTACATAAGATCCTGCTGTTCAAGGTTAGATAAAGCCGCAAACAGATCTTGTTCAGAGCGTTTAGATTGCATATCAATTTGTGCTCTAGCAATGAAATCAGACTGTTTTCTTTCCTCCATTCCTTGAAAAGCTGCTATAGCAGCTTGTCTGTTTAACTCACCCGCTCTTGCCGCTGTCTCATAGTTAGAAGCGGCTTGTGTGCCAAACTTTTGCTGTAGTTCTATGGCAGTGTTGTCAATCGCATTGAGCTTCGCTTCGTACTCCATGCGTCGGTTACGATCTCGTTCCCTTAACTGTCTGTCTCTCACACCAACGCCATAAAGCCCTCCAGCACCAAGAGCAGTGAGCACATCTATTAAGTCATCTCGTTTAGAAGGCGTTGTCTCTTCATATGCTGTTTGTGCTCTTTGACGACGCTTTCGCAACATTTCTTCTGCAGCACCCACACCCATTAATTCTCTAGTGCGGTCTATAGCGTCTTCACCACGTTGAGCAGGATCTTCTTCAAGCATTTTTGTATATGCCTGCTCGATTCGATCCGAATATGTAAGAGGAGCTATAGCAGCCAGACCTTTTTGTTCATCAACACTCTGTATCATTCTTTCCCGATAAGAGAGTGGCGACTCGTCTTCTTTTTCTCCGCTTTCTTCCCCTACTATTACAGGTGGTTCTGTTGTGGTTTGCGTCAGTTCTTCTGAATCTTCTTCTTCCTTATCTTCTTCCCCATCTTCTTGTTGTTTGAGTAATGCAAGACCTTGCTGTATTCTGAGCTGCTCATCTTCTCGTTGTTGTGCTAATTCACGTCCTCTTCCTATTCTTCCACCATTAACAAACGCAACAATTCCACCACCTGCTAACTGCACGGGGCGTGCTTGACTCATCATGCCTTGAGCCATCTGTGGTTGATTCATACCCTGTCTTGCGCGTTCTACAGCTTGCATTTCGCTAGGCATGTTCATATCTTGTGCCGCTTGTTGGCGGTACTCACTCATGAGACCCTGCTGTAGCTGATCTTTTATTGTGGCGGGATTGCTTTGCGCTTGCATAGCTTGTGTGCGTTTTACAGCGTCTAAATCAGATTTAAGACGTTGCATAGCAAGAACATCTACAAGTTCTTTCGTAATGTTAGCCCTCTTTTGTAGTTCTTGAGGGTTTGTCGAGTATAGATCTGCCCTACGCTCTATCTGCATATCTATTGGTAACATGTTTATGCTAACCTCTGTAGTAGCCCAAGTATGCCAGCAGCACCTCCGCCAATTTGTTGTAGCCCTCCCGGCTGCACAAAAGTTTGTGTTTCAGCACCCAAAGGTAGACCGCTCAAAAGCGATTGCATAAACTGTAGTTGTTCGTATGGATATTCTCGTTCTTGCAGAAACTGAGCATAATCAGCAGCTATACCCTGTTGTTCTATTTCACGCTGCCGCTCTCCGGCACGTTCTAATCTATCCAAAGCATCTAACCCAAACCGGCGATCAGCTTCTCCGGCTGCAATCCTACGGCGCTCTTCTTCGTTAAACTGCTCACGCTCCCGTTCTTGGCGTTGTATTTCACGTCTAGCTTCTTCATTAGCCTGCCGTCTACGGCGCTCATCAAACTGAGAAAGACGCTCAGCTTCTATATTGAACTGTCCTCGACGTGCTTCTTCTGCTCGTCGCAGTGCCTCTTGCTCTACGTTAAACTGCCGCTGCGCTTGTGTGAAAGCATCGGAATATCCTCTGCCTGTAATATCTGCAAGCTGTTGCCCTAAATTACGTGCTCCTTCAGCTTCTAAAATAGCTTGACGAGAACCGCCAAAAGCACCTGCGCGAGTCAGTCGAGTTGCATCTGCAACACGGCTAATATCTGCTTGGCGACGTGCTTCGCGTAATTGTGGCTCTAATGCAGCTTGTAGATATGGGTTCATAAACTGCTGTGCAGAAGTAGCAGTAAAAGATGCGGGAGTGAACCCCGTTTGAAAGCCCTGCCCTGCGGCATCACCAAAACCAAACGTACCACCGGCAGTCATATTGCCGCCAAAAGAACCTATACCAGTTTGTTGGTTTGGATCTAACCCTGCGTAACCAGCAAAAGCCTGTTCTTGCAGTCCACTAGCACCAGCAGTGAGTGGGCCGGTGTAGGCTTCAAAAGGCTTGTCGGCAAGAGCCATACCTTTGCCAAGCATTTCAGTAACATACGGGCCGATATATGGTGCTAAACCAGAATATTGACCCGCTGATTGCCCAACTGAACTGCTAGGATCTAATACTGCGGTATCGTCAAGTCCGTTAGCCATAACCTACTCCATGTTCTTCATAACAGTAGACAACATCTTGTCGGGATCTATATTTTTTTGTTGTTTCGGTGTGCCGGTAGCTTTTCTACGAACCTCTGACATAAATCTATCAAGGACTTCAGCACCAGCATTAGAGTTACCATTACCCAGTATTGCTACTACATCTGCAGGTAATACATACTCTCCATGACTCAATCTTGCTTCCTGCACCTCTTCAATATCAGCTGGCACCAAATCAGCTTGTCCGTCAGTATCACCTTCTAAATACCCGCCGTCTTGTAATACAGCACCTCCAGAAGCCATGACAGCTAAAGGTTCTGGTCTAGGAGTTGGTGCTATACCCCCCAACCCCATCACTTCTCGTTGTGCAGCAGCACGGGCAGCTTCAACAGTCATGGGTTCTCTATTTTCGGGAGCTTTTGCGTAGATACCGCTAGAGAAGTAACGTCTGCCACCACTACCCGGTCGCCGGTCAGAGTCATCTCTACCAGTAACTTGTTGGCGTACATATTGATATTCAGGTATCTCTCCTTGATAGCCTGTAGCAGGCATTTTAGGATCAAGATAACCTCTATCTTTGAGAAAGCTAGCTAACCCTAAAGCTCCTAACCCTCCCAAACCACTACCACTACCTAAGAAAGAGTCAGGGTCATCTGAAGACTTACCTAAGAGTAAATCTTCTATTAATCCAATGGTGCTCTGCCCCTTTTGTTTTTCTCTACCAAATAGCAAACCACCTAAAAAGTCCCCAAGACCGCTTTTAGATTCTGGTTCAGAATCTTCAGATGCAACTATCGATGGAAAAGAAGGGCCAAATGGGAACATTAGCGTTTATCTCCAATTATCCTGAGTAAACTATCGAGAGTATCATCGCTTATCATACCACCCGATGCAGCCCTTACTACTGGTTTGTTTCCAGTCAACAATTCTAGTATGCGATCTGTGCGAGCGTAAGGTGCTATTTCATCTGCATAAATAGTCTGTCGTCTGGTAACACGAGATGGCCCTTGCACGCCGAACCCTGTAGTTCCAGATGGCGCATCAACTGCAGCAGCTAAATCTAAGTCAGGTAAATCCACATCGGGTAGGTCTACATCAGGCAGGTCTACATCGGGTAGATCTACGTCTTTAGCTGCTTCTCTTATGGGCTGTATAACTGTATCGTCCACCGCCTTAGCTACTTCTCGTGCGGGTTGTATGACTGTATCGTCTACTGCCTTAGCTACTTCTCGTATAGGCTGCACAACTGCATCGTCTACTGCACTACCTGCATCTTCTATTGCTTCTTTTATAGGCTCAAGCACCTCATCATCTACTGTCCTACCTACCGCCCTAGCGCCCTCTATAATAGGTTTAGTAATTCTGTTTATAGGCTGCAGCACTGCGTCATCAAATATCTTACCGCTCTCTTTTATTGCATCTCCAATCATCTTGATAAATTTAGGTGTTTCGATATTGTTCGGGCCTAATGCACCGCCTTCCATGATGTATTCACCAAAACCTCTAAATATAGCGTCTCCAAAATCGGTGCCTTTTGTTAACTCAAGTTGAGTTTTAACAAGTCCTGCAACAACATCGTCTTGGTTTATGTTGTAGCTCTCTAAAAACTCTTCATTTAGCTTAACTTTGTCCATCGCTGCTTTAGTGAATGTAGGGCCAAACGCAGAAACTGCTGCGCCTGCTATGTTCCCGTCCACCGCAGCGTCTATAAACTTAGCACCCTGTATTACTTTATTGAATGTATCAGCAGTGTTTGCAGCGGCATTTGCGGCTTCTATTAGTGCAGGGTCTGGTGCCGCAGCACCTAAAGTAAACGCATTCTTCGCTGCTTTACTTGCTAAATCTGCTGCATTAGCGTTAAGTCCCTTTGCATATCCTCCTGCCCCAGCCAAAGCAAAAGATTTTAAGATGTCATTAGTGTCCCCGCCCGTAAGCGCAGTAACTCCAGCAGAGGTAAGACCTTTGGCTAACGCAGTGCCTGCTGCAGAAGTACCACCACCAAACGCAGCCGTGCCAGCAAGTGCCCCACCACCAAAAACAGATAGACCTACAATACCTGCAATTTTTAAGGCATCTTTAACAGAGGTGTCTTTGACTTCTTTGGTGCGTATCTCACCAAAAGTCATGGGATCATATAGATAGGTAGACCCGTCTTTTGTCTGGCGAACAGGCTGCACACCGTACTTGGCATACAAAGACTGAACCATCGGGTCACGCTTAAACGATTCTAATAGGGCATCTTGATACCCTAATCCCTCTGTAGCCTGTAAATAGGGTATTGTTTCTGCAAGCACAGGCTTAATTAGTGATTGGAACTCAGCTATCTCTGCCTGCGAAGCAGTGGTATGTTCTTCGTAGTTACCACCAAAATTACTAATGTTTGATTCGCCCACACTAGGCGTAATCTCAAACCCGTAATAATTACTTAATGCTGCCGCAGTATCTGCACCGCTGGTATTAGCTATCGTGCCAAAAGCAGATTTAACTGTATCTGTGTCTACACCTACGCCACCTTTTAGCCCCTTTAGATATTCAGAGCCACCTACTTCAGATAGATATTGGTCAGGCGTAAAATCTAGTTTTGGTTTTTTCCTAGCATCTTGGGTCTTTATCGCCTTATCTATACCTTCTGCTTGGATACCCTCTCTGCTTATGCTGCGGTCAATAGCAGCTTTAGGGTCTAGTGGGTCTATAACGGTGTTTCTAAACACTCTGTCATAAAAATCGTCCACCTCATCTACGTCGTCTACCGTGTCGTAGACATTCTCATCTGCTGCACTAAGCAGAGTATTTTTGTAACTCTCAATAGCATCTTTAGCTGCTATAGGTTTATTTTCTCCGCGTGTCTTTATCGACTCCGCTGTAGGTGCGGCAGTCACAGGAGAAGGTGTTGTAGGTTCGGGTATAAACTCCCCACCGCTTACAGGCTGACCCACTCTGTTTGGTGGTGTTACTGGTGCGGGTGTAGGTGATGCAATCGGCGCTGTAGGTGCGGTAGTCACAGGGGGAGCTATCACCGGCTTAGGTGCCACGGGTTGTGGTCTGGGTGCTACCGGCGGCGGGGGTGTAACCCTCAATTCTGGAGGGAGTGCAGAGTCTGGTATTTTGTTAACTATCGGCCTACCCATACGATCATACTTCAAAGGGGGAGGAGTATAAGTTGGTTTAGGAGCCACAGGTGCGGGTCTAGGTGGTGCAGGAGGTGGAGCAGGTATAACTGGAGGGGGTGCTACGCTAACAGGTGTAGGTATACTGCCTAGCCCAAACCGACTAAGATCTTTAGCAGTGGGTATTTTTCTAGGGTCAAAAGAAAAACCACCTAGACCTCTACCAAATCCTCCACCAAAACTACCTATCATCACTCTACCTCCAGCAGGCTAGCAACAACGTGTAATCTGTTAGCTGTAGCAGCAGTGACTTTTACTATCTCAGACTCCTCTACCACTAAAGGCGCAGTGAGTAATTCTACTGTAGCGTTTGCGCTTACTGCTTTCGTCTTAAACAAACTAAATACAGCAGATGCAGAATCGGTAATCGTGACGGTGATAGTATCTGCGTTACCCGAATCTTCGGACACAAGGATAGATTTAATGATGGCAGTGCGTGCTGTCGGGCACGTATACAGCGTAGTAGCTGTAGTAGCCGTTAAATCTACCTTTGCGTTTTTATACTGATTAGCCAAGGAACCATGCCTGTGCTTGAGCTTCTGGTGCTGCGGATAGTTCTCGTATGCCTTCGTCTAACTGCCTAAAGTAAAGGCGTAGCGCATTATTAAACAGTTCAAACGAAGCTGGTGTGTATTCTCTGGGAGGATCAGGAAGTCTTGGAGCTACAAAATTATAGGTAGGCATTACCGTCTCCCGTCCGCTCTTATGTCTATTCTAGGAGCACCCAACTGCCACTTTACACCTAAGCTATCAGACTGAACCTTTATAGAAAGCTGCCGCCCTCTTACTCTAGTATTCACTTGTGTAGTGTACTTTTCTACCGGCACCGTAGCAGATCTTGTTACTGTGCCACTACTAGATCCGCCTTCAGATAGTGGATCGTTTCGCCCGGAACCAGACGACTGCAAAGGCAGTAGTTCAAACGTAGCCGCAGGGCTTTCGGCAGTAGACCCTTCAAACGTAATATCAGGGAGCAAACGTCGTATAAACGAGAACTTATCTCCATCGTCTATATCAAACTCGCCCGATGTTATAAATGCAGTTATGGCAGTGCCAGAACTACCCTCATTGTTGTCTAATCCATCCTCATGCGTGACAAGGTTGTTACTATAAGTAGCAGCAACAGGAAACTGACGTATACCAGTATCTACCCATGCAGATCGAGCTAAACTACCAAAGTACCAAATGTTCTGTTCGTAGTTGTATATGACGTACTTGTCTACCGTGGTAGACGTGCCTGAACAATAGAACCACCATATCTCGTTAAAACCTTCGTTCGATCCAGCAAATACCTGTTCTATCTGTTCTTGGTTTATATCGCTAAATACATGCCGCTTTACGGTACAAGGTAAGTTTTTAACGCTACCGTCGTATAGATAAAAAGAGTCTAAACCCATCCAATAGGTCACGCCATCAGAGAACACCGCTGCATTTTGTGATGCTATAGATAAGTTAGTAGACAGTAACTGCGAACCCCACACTATAGTGCCGCCAACATATTGCAGGGCATATAGAGCAGAATCGGTAAACACAAGGATTTCTTGTCGTGCCTGTAGTGCACTTATTATTTCAGATCCTTGAGATAGTCTTAGATCACCCGCTTGGTTAGTGGCACTAGGAGTCCAGTTTACTGCGTTTTCTTGATCTGACCACCGAATCAACATTGGATCTTGAGTAGATGTTCCTAACGTATTAGCACCAAAACAAAATACGAACCGACTCACGTCGGATACTAGTATGAAGTTTTGTTTTGTTGGCGTATTAGAAGCGCCCGCTAGAGACGATAGCTCCACCGCTCGTGTAGTAAGTCCGTTGGTAGCATCCCAATAGTAAATACTGCTACCACGAGGGCCAAATATAAGATCCTCTCCAAAGTTGGATTGGCTCCATAGCCTCAGTGAATCTGTAGATGTAGCTCCGTTACCCCATGTGCCTTCGCTCCACCCACCAGCACCCCAACCGACTAACGGTACGGCAAACTCTGGGCCTACGTTTAGTTGATATTTTGCTGTTACGGAGCCACCACCAGTAGCAGATGACGAGGCTGCGCTACTAGACTGTATAGTGTAGGTATTACCAGTAGAATACGTTATCTGAAACTCACCATTTAAGGTCAGTCCGCCTACAGCGGAAGCTCCGCTAAACGTAACAAAATCACCGTTAATATATCCGCCGTTAGCATCCGTAACAGTAACGGTGGTAGACCCACTAACAGTCTCAAAAGGGTCGGTAAGAGACACACCAGACGGCGTGCGTTCAGGCGTTACATCGAAATAAGCCCCGCCTTTCTCTATGTAAAATTTAAGATTAGTGCCTACACTAAGTAGCTTTTGCCCCTCTAGAGTTACCCAGTTAAACAGTGCACGCGCAACACCTAAGAACGTATTAGAAGATATACGCTGCCACCCGCCTATTTTTTCGGGGTAACCTGCACGAAATCGTATTTTATCGCAGTCAGCCCAGCCTTCTTCATCCACATAACGTGTAACTTCTTTGTTTACACCGGGGCGTAGAACCAGCTTACGTAAAGGCATTATCTATACTCACCTGACCGTATAAGTTCAGTGACTTCTACTGCGCGATCACCTACCTGCTTTGCCCACCTACTATCCATAAACTCATCAGCAGCTACATCGTACTGTTCACGGGACATGGCTTCTAAGGCTTTAACAAATCCTCGTAGTCTAGTCAGACCAAGGTTAAAACACAGGTTTATCATGGCATCGCGTCGAGGCTTTTTAAGGTCTCCATACCAATCGTATGCCGCTCTTAATTCTGCATCGCAGCGTTCTATGTCATTCATCAAAAGATATTCGATCTCATCGTCAGACAGGCCAATACCACCATCTTCGTCAATGCAACGCCCGACACCAATGGTGGTCTTGTCGGCTGTACACTGGTATGCGAAAGCCTTTACACCCTCGTGCCGCTTCAATGTATCTACTAACTGACCCATGAACGTCACCATCTATTTGCCTACACCTTTAACGCGCTCGTAAGATCTGGCACCGCCGAGACCCAACATGCCAAGA